CTAGATGCAGCAAATAAACCACCAACCGTTTCAGGACCACCACCAAATGCACCGTCAACTAATGCACCAAGCAACAATGCAACATTTGGCACACCAACGCCAAGCGCAGCAACATTTGCACCAGCAGCACAAGTTGTCACAGGATTTGGAGGCAAACCAGCACCTGCACCAGCCCCACAACCAGAAATCTAAATAAATGACATTCTTTAGAAGTATGTTATCAGATGGTGTCAATGGCACCATCTCCAGTAAAAGAGTAGTTACATTACTATCATTCACCATGTGTGCATTTGGGTTTGTTGCTATGGTGTATGGTTATCCAATTGACACCAAAATATATGACTCTATGATGTATATTGTGCTTGCGGGTTTAGGTTTTACAGCTTCAGAAAAATTTGTTAAAAAGGACGAAAAATGAAAAATTATATATTTGTAGCAGGATTGTGTCTTGCACTTAATGTTTACGCAGCAGAAACAAAAAAAGTTTGTGTTGATGTAAAAGACAAACAAGGTCAAGTTGTTAAAGACAAAGCCGGCAAACCAAAACAGAATTGTAAAGAAATGAAAGTTCATAAGAAACTTGAAGGCACAGAAGTACCTGTGAAAAAATAATGGCATACTCTGATAAGGTAATCGACCATTACGAAAATCCACGAAACGTGGGTAAGTTTCAAGAAGATGATACCATAGGTACTGGTATGGTCGGTGCGCCTGCTTGTGGTGATGTAATGAGGCTTCAAATTAAAGTTGAGGAAGGAATCATTACCGATGCGAAATTCAAAACATACGGATGCGGAAGTGCAATTGCCAGTTCAAGCCTCGTTACCGAATGGGTCAAGGGAAGGACGCTTGACGAAGCGGGAAAAATTAGTAATTCAACAATTGCTGAAGAGCTTGCCCTCCCACCGGTTAAAATACATTGTAGCATACTTGCAGAAGATGCTGTGAAAGCGGCCATTAACAATTATAAGGGAAAACATGTTGACAGTAACTGCGAATGCCATTGAACAAATAAAAGAAATTTTATTGGAAGAAGAAAGTTCTAAATACGTCAGAGCGTTCATCGAAGGCGGTGGATGTTCTGGTTTTAATTATGGTTTCATGATAGAGGATGTTAAAAATGAAGATGATTTCGAAGTAACTGAAAAATTACTTGTTGATTCTGCCAGTATGCAATATTTCTCTGGTGCAACAATAGATTATAAAAAAGACAGACTAACAGGATCACAATTTGTGATTACCAACCCAAATGCCAAATCCACTTGTGGATGTGGCAGCAGTTTCAGTGTATAAGAAAGAACTAAATGGCTACCACAGTAGAACGAATCGGCATTGTTGAAACTAAGGTCGAAAACCTTAGTGAAAAAATGGACGACCTAAAGGTTGATGTTAAAGAGATGCATGATTGTCTGGATAAGACTAGGGACACTTTGACGGAAAAACTGGAAGAAATGTATAATGCATCATGCTCTCAGCATGCCGAACTTGCCGCAAAAATTGGTGACCTGGAAAAGATTAGACAAAAGATTGTTTGGATGGTTGCCGGTGGTGTTGCGGTACTTGGAATACTTTCTGGCCATATTGAAAAGATACTTGCATTTTTTCATTAATTGGTGTATAATCTAGTTTCTTGTAAACTCTACACCATTTTGTTATGTCCGTTTTTATTGATAGAACCTTTTTGCTAAGGGTATCCCCGAAGCTTCAAAAATTCACACAGAAGAAAGAGAACCTGTACAACTTCAGGTGTCCTCTCTGTGGCGACTCGAGCAAAAACAAAACCAAAGCCCGTGGTTATGTTTACGAAAAAAAGAACAACTACTTTTACATGTGCCACAATTGTGGTGCATCCACATCCTTTTATAATTTCCTGGAGAAGGTTGATTCGAACCTAGTTAAAGAATATGCACTTGAACGTTACAAGAATGGTGAACAGGGACGTGACAATTACGTTAAACCAACTTTCGAAGAATTCAAATCTGAAACCCCGAAGTTTCGTGTTAAATTCGATATTCCATCGGTCGAATCGTTACCAGAAGAACATTTTGCGAAGGTGTATGTCAAATCCCGCAAAATACCAGAGTCGTTCCATGCACACCTTTATTTTGCACAAGACTTTAAAGGCTTTGTCGAAAGTCTGCAAATAGAAAAAGAAGGCCTAAAGGAAGATGACCCTAGATTGGTAATACCGTTCTATGATGAAGAAAAGAATCTAGTGGCTTTTCAAGGTCGTGCATTAGGTGAATCTAAACTCAGATACATCACTGTAAAGACAGACAAAGAGAATCACAAGTTATTTGGCACTGACAGGATCGACACAGAACAGATGATATATGTCGTGGAAGGTCCTATTGACTCCATGTTCCTGGAGAATGCCGTTGCGACTGCGGATTCGAACCTGATGGCTGCATCTAAACACTTTGATAAGTCTAAAATTGTTTTGATATATGATAATGAACCACGCAACAAAGAATTACATAAACAGATGGACAAGGCTATTGAGGAACACTATAATGTTGTCATCTGGCCAGAAATGATTGAAGAAAAGGATGTAAATGATATGGTTTTGAATGGCTTCTCACCTGACGAAATTCAAGATATCATAAGTAAACATACCTTTGTGAATTTGAGGGCAAAGATGGAATTTATTAATTGGAAAAAGACTTGAATGGAGATTTGTTATGAACGTGAAATTAATATCATACACACAGGGAGCAGACGGTAAGAATTTGTTGGAACAGGTTGCTTTTGCAGCCAGAGTCTCAAATCCTGCCAATCAAAATAATAGCGAAACTTCTGAAAAGTTGGTTCGTTATCTTATCAAAAATCAACATTGGTCACCACTAGAAATGGTGAGTATATGTTTAGAAATAGACACTACACGGGACATAGCAAGACAGATTTTGAGGCATCGTTCATTTTCCTTTCAGGAATTTAGTCAACGATATGCTGATGCGTCACAATTAGGTTTTGAATTGAAAGAAGCTAGATTACAAGATACAAAGAATCGTCAGAATAGTATTGTAACTGATAATCTTGCATTACAAGCTTGGTGGGAAGAACGTCAAAAAAGAGTATTGGAAGAAAGTAAGAATGCTTATGAATGGGCACTTGTTAATGGTATTGCAAAAGAACAAGCGAGAGCAGTTCTACCAGAAGGTATGACAGGTTCACGTTTGTATATGAACGGAACGCTTCGTAGTTGGGTTCACTATATACAACTCCGTAGCGCAAACGGGACACAGAAAGAACATCAAGATGTTGCATTGGCTTGTGCTGATGCCATTGAGCCGATTTTCCCTATGATTAAGGAGTACACCAATGGACAGTAAGAATGATGTAAGAATCTTTATGGATGCATGTGACCAAAAGGCAACAGATTTTGGGCCACAATCTGAACTATATGTGGATTTGATAATGGAAGAATTTAGAGAGCTTATTACGGCATATGGCAGTAGAAACATTGTAGAAATTGCAGACGCTACTGCTGATTTGAAATGGGTAATTGAAGGATTAGAACACACACTACAAATACCACAACAAGAAGTTTGGGACGAAGTTGCACGTAGCAATCTAGCCAAAATCTCAGAAGGTGGAAAAGTACTAAAGAGGCAAGATGGCAAAGTATTAAAACCAGAAGGTTGGACGCCACCTGATATTAAATCAATTATAAGAAAGTAAAAATATGGAATACATGGGTGTCAAAATAGACTTAGAAAAAGATAAACTATTTGATGAATTAGGAATTAAAAGATTACAAGAATCTTACATGCGTGATGATGAAACATCACCACAACAGAGGTTTGCATATGTATCATCGTCATTCGGAAGTAATACTGAACACGCTCAGCGCCTTTACGATTACGCCAGTAATCATTGGCTTAGTTATAGTACTCCAATTCTTAGTTACGGTCGTTCTAAGCGTGGTATGCCTATATCATGCTTTCTCAATTATATTGAAGACACTGCGGAGGGCCTAGTTGATAATCTTAGTGAAACTAATTGGCTTTCTATGCTTGGCGGTGGTGTTGGTATTGGCTTCGGTATACGTAGTGCAGACGACAAGAGTACTGGTGTTATGCCGCACCTCAAAATTTACGATGCTTCATCTCTTGCTTACCGTCAGGGTCGTACTCGCCGTGGAAGTTATGCTGCTTATCTTGATATCAGTCATCCCGACATTATATCATTTTTAGAAATGCGTAAACCTACCGGTGATCCAAATGTACGATGTATGAATCTACATCATGGTGTTAATATCACTGATGATTTTATGAAACTGATTGAAAACTGTATGTTGGATTCGGAAGCAGATGATTCATGGAATTTAGTTGATCCTAAATCTGGTGAAATCCGTGAGACAGTATCCGCTAAACATTTATGGCAACAAATCTTAGAATTACGTATGCACACCGGTGAACCTTACATTCACTACATTGATACGAGTAACAATATGTTACCACAATTCTTAAAAGACAAAGGATTGAAAATTCATCAATCAAATCTTTGTTCTGAAATTATTTTACCAACAAATGAAGAAAGAACAGCTGTGTGTTGCCTTTCATCATTAAACTTGGAGTATTATGATGATTGGAAAAATGATTCCTTATTCCTTAAGGATGTGGCTGAAATGCTTGATAACGTTTTGGAGTTTTTTATTACTAATGCACCTGATACCATTTCCAGGGCTATTTACTCTGCTAGCCGTGAGCGTTCTATTGGCATTGGTGCCTTAGGTTTTCACGCATACTTGCAGAAAAACAATATTGCTTTTGAAGGTGTTATGGCTAAGGTTGCAAACAATCAAATGTTCAAACACATAAGGAGTAAATTAGATGAAGCTAATCAAATTCTTGGAAGCGAACGAGGGGAAGCTCCTGATGCTGTCGGCACTGGCCAGCGCTTTAGTCACCTTATGGCTATTGCTCCAAATGCTTCTTCGTCTATCATTATGGGAAACACTAGCCCTAGTGTCGAGCCTTACCGTGCTAATGCTTACCGTCAGGACACTTTATCAGGCGCATTTTTGAATAAGAATAAACACTTAGATAAAATAATTCAAAAACATGCTGAGATTCATCCAGAAGGATGGTCAGATGAAGTGTGGAGCAGTATTATTGCTAATGATGGTTCAGTTCAACATTTCGAGTGGTTGGATGAAAACGACCGAGCAGTATTCAAAACATCTATGGAAATTGACCAACGTTGGGTTATTGAATTGGCTGCTGACCGTCAACAATACATCGACCAAGCACAATCTTTGAATTTGTTCTTCCGTCCTGATGCACATATTAAATATATTCATGCAATTCATTTTATGGCATGGAAAAAAGGATTAAAAACACTTTACTACTGCCGTTCTGAAAAGATTGGTAAAGCAGACAAGGTATCTAAACGTATTGAACGTCAAGTAATCAAAGAACTTGATATGGTACAAGTAGCACAAGGTAACGATTGTATAGCTTGCGAGGGCTAATTGAAACCTACAATTGCATTGTTTCTACACCAACCAAAATGTTCGGTGCAATCTGGTAATGGCATCATCAAAGCACTTGAAAGCCATTACCATTTTAAAATATTTACAAGACATGAAGTAGAAAATGACTTCTTTGATAATGTTGATATTATTGCTTTTCCTGGTGGTTTGGGTGACAGTGATAGTTTCGATTATCTGTTTAAAAATAATCGTGACCGCATCACTGATTTTGTTCATAATGGCGGCCGCTATTTGGGAATTTGCATGGGTGCTTATTGGGCTGGCCGTGATTATTTTAATTTTTTACATAACGTAGAAGTTGAACAATACATAAAGAGACCTAATACAGATACAAAAAGACCACATGCAAAAAACTTGAAGATTGAATGGTTGGGAAAAGAAGAAAAAATGTTTTTTTATGATGGTTGTGCTTTTGGTGGAGGTCAATATGAAATTATTGCTAAGTATATGAATGATGATCCGATGGCAATTATACAAGATAAGCTTGGACTAATTGGTTGTCATCCAGAGAGTCAACCACATTGGTATAAATCATATAGTTGGATGAGAGGACTCTATCACAACGGAGAACATCATAAATTATTATTAGAATTTACAAATAAATTAATGGAGAGATAAGATGAAGATATTAAGATTTACAGCATCATGGTGTGGGCCATGCAAATCATTAGCAAAAAACTTAGAAGAAGCAAACCTATCGGTTCCAATTGAAGTGGTTGACGTTGATGTTCAATCCGATATTGCAGTTGAATATGGAATTCGTGGTGTGCCGACATTGGTTATGTTGGATGAAAATATTGAAGTTAAAAGATTGGTTGGATCCAAAACTGTGACTGAATTAAAAGAGTGGGCAACAGCATGATTAAGAAGATAGAATCTAGACTTACGGATGAAAGAAACAGTTTCAAACCTTTCAACTATCCATGGGCATATGATGCATGGTTGAAACACGAACAATCACATTGGCTTCACACAGAAGTACCAATGATGGAAGACGTTAAGGATTGGAAAAAGAAACTAAGCAAAGAAGAAAAACAATTTCTTACACACATCTTTAGGTTTTTTACGCAAGGTGACATTGACGTTGCTGGTGGATATGTTAAGAACTATCTTCCATATTTTCCACAACCAGAAGTTCGTATGATGTTATTGGGTTTTGCTGCAAGAGAAGCGTTACACGTTGCTGCATACAGCCATCTAATCGAAACACTTGGTTTACCTGAAGCCACTTATAACCAATTCTTAGACTATCAAGAAATGAAAGATAAACACGATTATGTGTTAGAACTTTCTTCTAAGAATGGTGATGCCGCCTCAACTGCAACCCATATCGCCGTGTTCAGTGCTTTCACTGAAGGGATGCAGTTGTTCTCATCTTTCATCATGTTACTTAACTTTCCACGCACAGGTAAGATGAAGGGTATGGGACAGATTGTTACATGGTCTATTGTTGATGAAACTCAACATGCAGAATCAATGATTAAATTATTCCGTTCCTACATAGAAGAAAACAAAGAGATATGGAATGACGAACTCAAAGGACGAATCTACACCATCGCCGAAAAAATGGTCGAACTGGAAGATAAGTTTATTGACCTCGCCTTTTCTATGGGCGCTATGGACGGTCTTTCTAGTGAAGATGTCAAAAAGTATATCCGTTATATTGCTGATAGGCGTCTTATATCTCTTGGTCTTAAGGGTATTTTTAAAGTAAAGAAGAACCCACTACCATGGGTTGAAGAAATGATTAACGCACCGACACACACCAATTTCTTTGAGAACAGAGCAACCGACTATGCAAAAGGTGCATTATCGGGAAACTGGGGAGATGTTTGGGCCAATTAAAGGAAAGATATGACAACAAGAACAATAACAGCGGAGTGTAGTAGCTGCGAATCCAGTTACGATGTAATTTATATGGAAGAACTAGTATCAGAAGAATTACCTGAGTTTTGCCCGTTTTGCGGTGAAACCATTGATTCAATATCCGAAGATGAATATATAGATGAGGATGATGAATCAGATGAGGACAAATGGGACTGAATTGGACATATAAAGACAAAGAATTTACAGAAGAATTGATTGGTGATAATTATGGTTTTGTGTATCTTATAACCAACAGTGTAACAAACAAAAAATACATTGGTAAGAAATTTTTCTATTCTTCAAAAACCAGACAAGTCAAAGGTAAGAAGAAACGATTCAAAGTTTCCTCGGACTGGCAAACTTACTATGGTAGTAACGAGGAATTGAAAAAAGATGTTATAATACACGGACTAGATTCGTTTAGTCGAGAAATTATACATCTATGCAAAAGCAAAGGTGAGTGTGGTTATCTTGAAGCAAAAGAACAGTTTGTAAATGGTGCTCTGGAAACAGATGACTATTACAATTCTTGGATTATGGTTAGAGTAAGAAAATCACATATTAAAGGA